AGAGGAAGAGTGATACAGCTGGAGATATAGTGTTTCTAAATGTTCTTTAAACAAAAGAAGTATCGACGGTTTGACATACCCGCGAGCAACATGTCAGTAATGATGTACTGCTAAAGTATGTCCGTTCTCAGGCTATTATTATAGTAATAGTTGCACGTTAGTCAATGGGGTAGTAGGTGGAAGTCCTATAATCAGGTTTTAAGCGATTGTAAGCTTATTTAATCAGTCCTGGTACATTTTATCGTTTACCCTAGAGAAAAGGTCTCTAAGCGCCTTAAAACAGCTTAAATTAAGGTTTAAACAGCATAGCGATGCTAAGTGCTCAGCCAAAGCGTATTTTGAAGTAATCTGGAGTGGTATTAGTCCATAATCACAACTACTGGTAAAGTAGTCCTTCGTTAAAATATGTCCAACACATAAACCTGCCCGAGGTATAACAAATCAGTCTAGTTAACCTCAATTACATAAATCATAACTAGTGATAATGTCATACCTAGACCCACAATATTATGAGATGTATTAATTAGTAAGTAAGGTCGATTTATCACCTGAAAAGAATCTTTATTGAGACAGTGACTCTAACACTGATTTCCATTGGCTTGGATAGTATGACCAGATCGGATGAATATATTAGATGGCATACGCAAAGCTGGGATTTAAAACCCAAAAAAGCGACAGTTTACCCAGTAAAGGTTTCATATTGCAGCTCTACTATAGCGATAGTATCTACGAAAACTTTCTGTCGAAGGACCGCACTTCAAGTGCATTGAGTGAATTAACGTTGCACATAGCGATGTGTAACAAGTAATCATACTAATCATAGATCATAAATGAATAAGAACAACAAGCGTATGCAAATTAGCAACGCTGGTGCAACTCTTGGTGGGGCAATCTTCAAGATTGTATATCTGCCATTAGATAGCTCCGATCTAGACAAAAACGATCCGATACAGCGAGCTCTTGCTGATATTAAGATCTATACTACCGACAGCCGTACCGTAAAATCAGTAGAACTGATTGAAATTGAAGGAACACCAATGATTCAGGTCAACGGTGACAAAAAACTGCAATTTCCAGTAGGTGCATTGGCAGACGGTGGTCGCAATGGTGACGGTCGTATTGAAACGAAACGTAACCAGAATGGGAATGATCCAGATTGGTATGGAGATCCCGAAGTAGCGCTTACTACATGTAATACGCTAAACAAAACAAATCTGTTGCGAGTAACAGCAGCAACGGATAGTTTGAAGATAGTTGCAACAACTATCGCTGATGCCATTGAAGCTAACAATGCGCTTCTGGCAGAATACGTCTAACCACAAATCTTTCTAAGAAATGGAAAAAGAGCAAATGAAACAAATGTATCGAATGCTCATAGATGGTCTGTTAGGAGAACTTGGTAAACATCAAGAAATTACTGAGAATTATGACTTGGTAATATACGATAAAATGTATCTAATTAAGTATTTTGATAAAATTAGGCGTTATCCATTTATATGGGTTGCCCGTGCAATGATCGAAAAGCTGTCTGCCTATCATCAGATAGATGAAGACGCATTATTAGAGTCTGCCGGGAAAGAGCTTATGGAAATATTCGCAAGCTCCATTAGGACAAACGCAAAACAAGTGAATGAAGACTTCATCAAGAAGATGTTCACTATCTATATGAATTTAGATCAAGCCAAGGTTCAAAGGTATCTTAGACCAACTAGTACTGAATATGTGTTCAGTCGAGCATCTCGCCGTCCCATCGAACGTAGGGACAATACAGAATACTTTGGTATTCACTTAGCCGATGGTGTATATAACTTAAATGCTAATAATAAAAAATATTCCAATTCATATGAGGACATTCGTAGGGGTAAAGATTCAGATAATGAAGATAAAATTCGTTACGAAGATTTACTTGGTGGTAATTTATTTACTACACAACACGGAAAGAAATCGTATGATAAGAATAATGTATTAGCAGTACGTCAAAGGGTGATTCATGATGATAACTCTGAATCAGACCAATACGCTTTCGTCGATCTTTAAATCAGAAAATTCAATAAACAATCAATAATAGCGAACTAATAATTCGTTATATATAAGATCATTGTATTGTATTACATCAGTCGATCAAACTGCTTTAATGAGGCAACCTAATTGTTGTCATAATGAGGAGAATATCTGTCGTACAATACAATGATTTGCCTATTTATTGGATAATCATTAATAAAATATCATATCATGACAATACCAAGACTATGGGTAACTAAAAAAAGTAAAGAATACCCAGCAATATCGCTACAAACCTTATTAAACCTTAAAGAAAACCTTATAAGAGAAACTCAAGAACTATACAAACAACTACAAGACCCTAAACAATCAAATCGTAAAGAATCAAATGCAATTTACTCTAAAATTAAGAGTAACGAAGCGACATTTATTAAAATTAAATTAGTACTTCAACGTATCAATATGGACATTTATGCAGATATTTTTAATATTGCAGAGTATAAGAATCGAAAGAACTTATTACTACAAATTAAGAGTACTACCAAGAAAGCAGGTTTTGATGTTAAATTTCTTGATGAAGAAATTGATAAACTCAATAAAGACATTGATAGTTGTCAATATACCATTAACGAATATAATAAAAACATTGTCATAAATCCTGAGGAGTTAGGCATAGATGTTGCTGATAAATTGTTGTACGCAACATAATAATTTATGCGCCTAAGTGATAAAATTTGTATAACGTTTGACATAGAAGTATTGTCAAATTGTTTTATTTGTTCAGTATATAATACTGAAACAGATGAAATAACTACATTCGAAATCAGCGAGAGAACAAATAATATCACAAATTTACACAAATTCTTTACAGAACAAGATACTTATTTTGTAGGTTATAATTGTATACACTATGACACACCAATATTAAATCAAATATTTTATCATTATAAATATGATGATGTAGATGATTATATTACATTAACTAAATTAGCATTTGAATTTTCAAGTGATATTATCTCTAAAGAGAATAGTATGGACGAAACATTCAACAAGATATTTAAAAGATTTAAATATATGAAAATCTTTGAACAAATAGATTTATTAACTATGTTATATTCACAAGCATTGCGAGTTTCCCTTAAATGGATGCAAGTCACAATGCACTATGAAAATGTACTAGAGATGTCGATAAACTGGTTTAAACCAATAGAATTGCATCAGATAGATACACTTATAGAATACAATATAAACGATATTAAATCTACAGCTGCTTTATTAGATAGATGTAAGAATGATCTACTTCTACGTATAGATATCGAAGAACGATATGGTATAAACTGTTTGAGTAAAGATAGTGTGAGAATTGGTGTAGACATATTAGCAAACGAGATCTGTGATACTACAGATTTACTAAGGTCAGAACTTGAAAAATTGAGGTCCCCAGCATCTCATATCCCATTAAAAGATGTAATTTTACCGTGGATTACATTTGAATGTAAAGAATTCAAAGGGATACTTGAAAATATGAAAACTCAGATTATATCAGATGGTAGAAAAGTATTAGAATACAAAACGATATATAATGGATTAGAATATTCAGTTGGGGTAGGTGGATTACATAGCATTAATCGACCAAGTATAATCAAACCTAAAGAAGATGAAATTCTCATCGACTTGGATGCAGCTAGTCTATATCCATCTTTGATTATAGAGCACGGTTTTGGACCAAGACACTTAGGTAAAACCTTTATAGATATATATTCTGGCATAAAAGATGAAAGGATTGAAGCTAAACATAAAGGTGATAAATTAAAAGACCAAACACTTAAATTGCTATTAAATTCAGTTACTGGTAATTTGGGTAACGAATATTCATGGATGTATGACCCATTTGCAGTGCTACAGATACGTATAAACGGACAATTGATGTTTTTAATGCTCTCAGAGCGATTAACTAACATTGGGTGTACAATTGTGTCAGCCAACACAGATGGACTTACTGTACGCGTTCCTAAGGCTAAAATAGACGATTATTATCGAATATGTGCTGAATGGGAAAAGCTTACATCTCTAGTATTAGAACATGTAGAATATACTGCAGTATATGTAAAAGCAGTAAATGATTATATTGCAGTAAAGAAAGATGGCAAAACTAAAGAAAAAGGTCTTTTTATAACACAAACGCTATTAGGTAAAGGGTTGTCCCCTGAAATAATACCGATAGCATTGAAAAATTATTTTGTAAACCACGTTCCAGTAAAAGAAACTATTAAAAATGCTAAAGATATTAAACAGTTTTTGATAGGTGAAAAGACTGGTAAACAATGGACTGTGGAATACTTGAGTGTGCCAGTTCAACAGGTTAACCGATATTATGTATCGGTATCAGGAGCTTACCTGGATAAAAAAAAGCAAGTGAAACCACATCTAGAGAAACATCCAGCATATGGAGATATTATGGTTAAAGAATCGGTTTCACGCATGAATTCTAAACCTGTACAAATCTTAAATAAATTCGATAATAGATCTATTGAAGATTATAAAATAGACTATCAATATTATATTAGCGAATGCAATAAGATTATATGGGATATAGAACCGAGACAATTAACATTATTTTAACAAATAAACACAGATTTGCACAAATACATAATTAAATATGATTTAAAACCAAATTTATGATTGTAGAAGTAAATCTAAATGAACTGTATACAGATGAAATAGACTGTGCGCAGTATGTCTTTTTAAAACTATTAGACAAACCAGAAGAGCTATCTAAATTCATTGAAACTGGTTTAATTGCCAATCATGAATTTGAAGATTTAAAATCTAAAAAATTCTTAGAAAATGATTCAGATCTCTCTGGGGAAATAATCCCTACTGATAAAGCTCGAAAGAAATTTAATCTTAAAGATAGCACATTTTTTGATGAATTTTATCAGCTATACCCAGCATATGTACAGCGCATTGATAATACTAAAGATTACTTACGAACTAATGTAATAGCATGTAGGAATCTATATAATAAAATCGTAGGTAAATCTATAGAACAACATAAACACATAATTGAATGTTTAACTTATGAATTAGAATTTCGTAGGAAAAATAGCAAAATGGGTTGGATGGTACGCATGCAAAAATGGTTAAGTACTAACCAATGGGAAATGGCTGAAGAGATGATGAAAGACTCATCAATAACTAAACTGATAGATACAGGATCAGGATATGGAACAGAAATTGAATAAATTACCTAAAATTAAGCATATTTCTACTGCTACTAATGAAATCTTAGATTATATTAATCGTAGACGAACTGGTGTAGAGAAATCATTATCCACAAGATGGGAGAAGCTTAATAATTTAACCATGGGTGGAATAGAGTACGGTGTAGTATGGACTATTACAGGTATATCTGGCTCAGGTAAATCTTCTGTTGTAAATATGTTAGAATCAGATTTATTAGATTTAAATCCAAATGAAGATATTGTTGTATTATCATTTAGTTTTGAAATGCTTAGCTCACGTAATGTGGGTAGAAAATTATCAGCTAAAGTTAAAAAAACAACATCTCATTTATATTCAGCAAAAGATAAATTATCAGATATTGAATTTGAGTATGTATCAAATATGGCAAAAACTATTAAAAAATATCCAATATATTATGTGGATACTCCATGTAAAGTACAGGATATTAGATCAATTGTAGAATATTTTCAAAACAATATAGCAAAAGATAAATGGTTAGTAGTTATAATAGATCATACTTTATTAGTAGATGGTAATACTGGTGATAGTGAACGAACTACTATAGTAGAATTAGAAAGATATTTAATTGAAGCAAAGAAAGTAGGTAAAACTTCAATTATTCAAATATCGCAAATGAATAGAGATATTGAAAGAAGTGAGAGAATTAATAATGCTTCACAACATTATCCTATGCGTAGTGATTTATCCAGTTCAGATAGTGTATTTCAAGCCTCAGACTACGTAATGGTAATACATAGACCTGAAACACTACAGATTAAAGAATATGGACCACATTCAATCCCTACTTATAATCAAGTCTTTTGGCATATCCTGAAAAACCGTGACGGCGAAATCAAGATATTAAGATTTGAAAACGATTTAAAACACAATAATTTAATTGAGCCAAAAGAGACTAAAGATAACCAAACTATTATTGACTTTCAAAGTCAAGCAGCCTAAATGGCTTTTAACCAAACTTAAAAATTTTTAGTATGAACACAAACAAATTCAACTTTGCATTCGCATTGCCGACTTATAACCAAGATCCGAAAAATAATTACAAAAACGATTTCTTTACGCAACTGCAAGAAGAATATCCGTTCTTGCGTATCATTGGACTGGAACGGGATGTAAATGCTACAAATACAGCAGGCGTAGGTTATGCACGCCCTGGTTCGATCATCGAATTTAATAGTAGTGAAAATTATGATGTAGATTGGTTTGCTACACCGGTAGATGCCATGTTGGACGGATTGAATACTGATCTTGATTTGAAAAAAGATTGGAATGAAATCTGGGAAATGGTAGATGACTATGTAGAAGCTAACTATCCTATTGATTATTACACTACTCGTCGAATAAATGGACTCAATCGTCCGATTGACAACACTACTAAAGACAAAGTTTCAAAGATCACAATACAAGGTAAAAAAGTAGATGTAACCGATGCTTTTGTAAAGGTTGGTAATACTATAATACCTCGTATCATTAACGAAAAGAAACCCGTTACTTTGCGTAAAGACGCTCGTCGAATAGCGAAGGACCTTATTAACGGTATGATTGTCGTTATAAAATAAGTAACCTTACTATCTATTTACAAACAAACACAAACAAACACAAATGCATACATATTTGTAGATAGTGTAATAATAATGAATTATGATTACATTACCGACACAAAAGGTTAAAGCTGAAACGAGTAATAGTAAATATCTCGTATATTTTGGAAAACCAAAAGTTGGAAAATCTTGCATTGCTTCGCAATTAGAAGATAATTTAATTATCGATTTAAAAGACGAATATGCCCATTTAACAGCATTTAAAGTAAAAGCAAATAATTTAACAGAATTAGGAGAAGTTATAAACTTGATAAAGAAAAAGAATCAAGAATGTAATGGATTTGCCTATAAACATATTACTTTAGATAATGCTACATGGTTAATGGAAATGATTAGTCCATTAGCAGCTAAGAAATATCGTGCGATGCCGTTCGGTAAATCTTGGACTGGTACAAATGTCTTAGAACTCCCAAAAGGAGCAGGTTACTATTACCTAAAAGAAGCATTTCAAGAAATTATTGATATCTTTAGATCATTAACGCCTCACTTCATACTAATTTGTCATGTCAAAGATAATGCGATAGACAAAGATGGTGAAGAGATTAATGAATTATCTATTGATTTATTTTCATCATTAGCTAGGCTAATATCGGCAGAAGCTGATTCTATAGCATATGTATATAGAGATAAAAATAAAACAATTATGGATTTTAATGGTATCGGTAATGTTATAGCTCAATCAAGACAAGAACATCTTAGAGGTAAGAAAATAGTTATTGCAGAATCCGATGAGAATAACAAAGTTACAACTTATTGGGATAGAATATATCTACCGGAATTAACACAAACACAGCTTAACCAAGCAGCTTAAAATATACAAATATGAATATGTTTTCAACAGAGCTGGCAAAAACTATAACCAGCAAAGAATCATCCTTTATGGATGCGGGTATCCATGATAATATTGCCTTAGTATCATATCGTTTAGAGAAATCTCCTAATGGTATAGATTTCATTGAATTTACATATCAGAATGATTTAGGTCAACAACTTAAACAAACGGAATATGCGCCATCTAAGTTTGCTAATCAAACAGATGATGAATTTAAAGTATCTGTAGCTAAGAAACTTAAAAAGATCATGGATATCGTTGAATGCTTTTATACAAAAGGAACTCAAAATTTTGATGCAGCTACTTATTATGATTTTTGTAATTGGGTAGTAGGACTATTAGATAAAGCAGATAAAACTATTAAACTTCGAGTTAAAGCAGTATATCAGCCTAATGGTTATGTGTCAGTACCTAAACAAGCTCAATACACATATATTGAAAGAATGGATGTTGAAAAAACAGCTATTGCTAAATTGAGTATTGATTTATTTGAGCGTCCTATTGTTGCAGATAAAGAAGAAACTAAAGCGAATGGATTAGAAACTTTTACGTCTGGTAATACTACTATAGTTAATGGTAATATTACCATTGAAAGCGATACATCTATGCCATTCTAAACTTATTAGATTGTTCCGAAAATAAGGTGCCATCACACGGTGAAATAGACGAGTACTTGGGTGAGAACCCCTAACAAGGCAGATGGTTAAATAGGGATCGGCCAGAAATGAATTAACATTTCAGAGTGAGTATAAACACACGAAAGCAGCCTTGACAAAAACAATCTACCCCAAATAATTAATAACATGTTATTCTCAACAAATAACATAAATGACTTATACCTTACTGAAGAAGGCATACTATCTAAGATAGATGATTATAATCTATTTAAAAGATATATTGGCAACTTCAGTATAGGTAGAGTTATGTCTTCCCCATTAAGGAAAGATAAAAATCCATCTTTTTGCATATATTATTCATATAAAAATGATAAATTAATGTATAAAGATTATGCTACAGGTGATTCTGGTGATATATTTAGATTTCTAGGTAATTTATTCAAGATGGGGCATAGCGAAACCCTTAGACGAATAGTTGACGAACAAAATATTACACTTGGATCAGAAGTAGTTACTACTAATTATTATAAAGATGCTAAATACTACACTAATATTGGTATTGTAAGACAAAATTTTACTAATCAAGATATGAAATATTGGCATTCTTATCACATATCTTCTGATACTCTTAAAAAGTATAAAGTATACTCAATTTCTCATTATTTGATTAATGGTATTGTAAAAAGTATATATAAAGAAGATAACCCTATGTATGCATACTGTATTTTTGATCATTTCAAAATATATAGACCATTAGCTAATAAAATAGTCAAATGGCGTAGTAATACTACTTCATATGACATACAAGGATATCAACAATTAGGTAGTAAATCTAAAACATTAATTATAACAAAAGCATTAAAAGATGTAATGGTACTATATGAGATGGGTTATGACTCTATAGCACCGCCATCTGAGAGTTGTACGATTCCAGATGAAATAATAACCAAACTTAAAAAGAAGTATACCAATATTTATGTACTGTATGACAGAGATATAGCAGGCATGAAAAATGCTCGTAAACTTTGGAAGCAATACAAAATTATACCTATATTTATAAATAAAAAACATAAAACTAAAGATATTAGTGATTATGTTGCATTATATGGATTAGATGAAGGTAGAAAACTTATAACAGCAATGCTGAAATAAGGCATTGCCTAACAAATCATATTAAAACCAAATCATTATGTCAACTAAAAACCCAAACAAAAGACAAAGAGAAAAAGCTAAATCTACTACAGTAAACGGTAAAACAAATATCATACCGTTTGTACCAATAACGGAAGAAACAAAAAAACCAAAATACATACTTGGTGAAAGTACAATAGTAGGTGATATATTTTATGCTTATGTTAAAACTTCACAAGTGGACTGTAAAGATATTTGGACAGTACGAGAAATACTTAGTACTGAATCAAGTGTAATATATAAACTTACAGGTACAAAAAATAACTGGACTAATGCTACGAAGAATCAAGTTGTAGTACTAAGTCTCGATGATGAAATTGAACAAGTTCAACAAAAGAAAGATACACTTAATTTAGATGAATCTAAGCGATTTAATATGGATGAGCTTAAAACAGAAGAAAAACTAGAGCGGCTAGTTAACGCAAACATTAAAAATATTTGGATGGTAGGTGAAGCTGGTTGTGGTAAAAGTACAATGGCCAGAAATCTATCAAAAAAATTAAACGTACCGTATCATTGCATATCGTGTGGTATCGGTACCTCTGCAGTTGAATTTGTAGGTTATAAATATCCCAATAGAGAATCTACTAAATTCGGTGAATATTATTCACAACCATCTGTTATACTAATAGATGAAATTACTGCGTTAGATCCATCTGTAGGTCAAGTACTTAATGCAGCACTAGCTAATGATGAAATTGAAACTACTACAGGTCTTGTACAAAGACATAAGGATTGTATCATCATAGCTACATCAAATACATTTGGTTCAGGTGCATCACGGCAATATGTTGCTAATAATCAATTAGATGCATCAACTATCGATAGATTTGTTGGTGGTATTATTGAAGTTACATATTCAGAAGAATATGAAGCTCAATTTGATACTGAAGTAGTAGATTATGTACATATGTTACGTAACCTTATTAAACAACAAGAGTTGCGTCGTATAGCATCGACTCGTTTAATTATAGCAGGTCATAACTTAAAATGGTCTGGTACACGAGATTGGCGTCACTTATTGATTGTAAATTGGTCTCTTGAAGAGAAACAATTAGTCAATGAAAAGCTAAAAGAACAAAATAACTCATCCTATAAAACAGCAGCATAATGAATCTAGAATGGAATTTTAATTCGATGACAGATTTCTATGTAGCTACTGAAACATTGTTACCAACAGGTAATCCTAGTGAATGGAAAAAACAATGTGATTCATCTGACTATAATAGTAGTTGGGTAGGCTTGCCAAGAAAAGATATAGAACCATGTAAATGGCGATACAATAAACCAGTTTTATCATTATCTAATAGATATGATAAAGCAATAATTGGTGGTACAAGCAAAGTAAAGATATGGTCTGAATATGATGGTTACGATTTATCATATGATAGACTTATAGATGGATTCCCATCGTTACGCGATTATCGTCGAAAATCTGGTAATGCCAAAGGAAAATTTGTAACCATTCATGTAAATATAGGTGAAAACTGTGGAGTATCTGCAGAACAAATGATGAGCAAAGCTATGACTACGATGCAGTTAATTGATATATTAGAAGAATCTAACTGTCGCATTGCTGTAGAAATTAGTGAAGTATGTTATCGACCAGGTACTGTAAATGGCAAAGATGTAGAATGGCTACAATGGAATGCTACTGTAAAGAAATTTGAAGATGTAATGAATAAACCGTTAATCTTCACAGCAATATCTCCATGGATACTTAGGTATCACGGATTTAAATTACAAGCTGCTAGAACATATCCATTTTCAGGATACGGTCAAGCTAGGAGATTTAGTAATAGAATATGTGATTTAGATCATATATATATAGATAACCAAGAATGCTTAAATCAAAACATTGGTTTACGTACTATTGATCAAATTGTGAAAGAACACTCAGAATAAATGAATAAGAAAGTACGTAACGCTACCCCTATAGTAGTAGATGATATTCACTTCAGGTCTAAACTTGAAGCTTATACTTACACTAAATTAAAAGAAGCAGAGATATCTGCAGACTATGAAGGAGTTTCATGGGTTCTTTTAAGTGAGTTTCAATATCAAGGAGAGAAAATCAGACCTATCAAATATACCCCAGATTTTGTTGGTATTGGTAAGGATGCTAACTTTGTAATCGAATGCAAAGGTCATCAAAATGATGCTTTCCCGTTACGTGCTAAACTATTCAAATATTATCTCTCACAATATTCTCCACATGTAAAATATTACATTGGTAAGAATCAAAAAGAAATTAATCAAATTATCGAACAAATCAAATCAGATAAAGATGACAGAACAGAACAAATCAATAACAAAGAATAACTACATAAAAGTAGAACACAAAATATTTCCAAGTAAACCAGGTGATGAATACATCCTTAAAGATGGAGCAGTATATGAATTTAAGTTAGATGAACAAGATAGAAGTGTATATCTTGAACAAGTAGAAGGTCTTGCGTTGCCAAAAGAAATCATAAATACAACAGACGATGAAGACTTTATTCAAAAAGTACTTAAAGTTCATACTGTATGTGATCATCATACTACAGGTGTTATGTTACATGGCATCAAAGGTAGTGGTAAAACGGTTATGATGAAACAACTTGCAATGCGATGTGGATATCCCATTATTATTGCAAATCCAAATCTCAGTTATGATTCAATGGCTAAGGTATTAAATGCGCACGATAACCCAAAAGGTTTTGTCATACTCTTTGATGAGTTTGAAAAATATTTTGGCATTGATAAGGCGTTATTGACTTTCTTAGACGGCGAATTATGGAAGTTTCGTAAACTTTGTATATTTACTGCAAATAAAATTATGCAAATGGATGAAAATCTATTTCAACGACCATCGAGAATTAGATATATGCGACAATTTAATGTAGCTACTACATTATTTGTCAAAGAAGTTATGAATGGATTTGGTATCAAAGATGAAGAGAATAAAATCTACAAGTTCATCACAGGTAATTTTAAATTCTGTACTATGGATATTGTTAAAACATTTCTTGAAGAAATGAAAATATTCTACCCAGAAGGGTGTACTACAGACGATATGGTTGCGTTAGTAAAGCAAATGAATATCGAAACAAAGAATGACCTTAAGTTTATGGATGCGACAATTAATGATACCATTAGTCCAGCTACTCGTATATCTGAGTTATTAGATATCGCAAAGCAAAATAATGTAGAAAAGAACAAAGAACAAATTATGACCGAAATAGGTAAAACTATTGGCGCTATTAAAGAGCAATGGTCAACCATTAACCTAAAATCATTTAATGATTAGGTATACATTCTATCAATACTAAATCAGTTTATTATGATAGAATTCAAACGAATGGAAGTAGAGAAAGAGTATTATTCTGATAATACTAGAGTATCTAACAGTTCATTGGGGTGGTTTGAACAATCACCCCTTTACTTTTATAAAAGATTGAATAATCTAGAGCAAGGTGAAGATGTTACAGCATTTAGGAAAGGTACAATGATTCATATGTTTATACTGCAACCAGATGAATTTTGGTTACATTATCAAATATTGGACTTTGAAATACCTAAATCTGACCAACAAAAAGACTTTGCTATCAAATATATTCAATCAGATGCCCCCACAGTTAATTTAAAGGCCATAGAAGCATTTAAAGCATCATATGTGATAAAAGGTATGTCTGAAGATAAAATAGCCTCAGAAAGCCTTAAATTAGCGTTAAAATTAAAACGATACATTAAGTATCTTAGGACAAAAGATAATAAGGTTACAATCAGTTGGTCTGAATACATCTTATTGAAGCAAATCAAAGAAAATGTAGAGAAACATAAATTAGCAAGCAAACTATTATTAGATTCTACTAATAAATGGTGTGAAGCATTTTCTGAGTTTCATATAGATTGGACTCACCCCGGTGGACTTAAATGTAAATCTTTATTAGATAGATTTTTAATAGATGAAGAGAATAAAACTATATATTTAATAGATATTAAAACTACAAATCTATTTAAGGATTTTGCAGATTCTGTAAAGAAATATAGTTACATTAGACAAATGTCATTTTATTGGATGGCAATATTCTATTATATGAAACAATATGGTATTAATCTTGACAATTGGGAATTTAAAACTTATATTGTAGCAATGCAATTAGGTGATGCTCAAATTAAAGTATTTGAAATTAACCCAAATGACCTTAATGAAGAAGTAATTTATATCAATAAATTAGTTGATCAAATCTTATGGCATATCTCTAAAAATAAATGGGATTATACAATGGAATATTATGAAAACGATGGATCCGAAACTTTAAGACTATGGTAGGAAATTATGATTTGATCAGTAAAGATCGAAAATTGACTAAAACTGCATTATTTATTATGCCTTTACTATTTAAAGATTATACTGTAGATCAAGTATTTGGCATGAGTATCTTTAATAGTAATATTAATGAAAGTTTCTTAGTAAATGCATTTTTACAAGATATCAATAAGATATATGAACAAGATAAAATCTATTTACTTGTAGATGCTGATAAAGTTAAAGGTAAATTAGATAAACATTATTTTGCATTAATAAATAAGTCTAAACTTTACAAAGGCATGGATACCATATTTTATGATAAATGGTACGATATCTTTACATTTGAAAGACCTATAGAACATATGGGTGATATTGTTAGACTTATCAATGGTAATTATAACGATATTGGTTTAGCTACAAAAGAAGCAATAAATAAGTTTTGGAAGAATAATATGCAAATTAAGTCTATATTAAATAAAACAATATACGGACCAAATGCAAGTGCTACATCACTTAAATTACAAGAAAATGGAGAAGTATTTCCACCATTTAATATGATGGATGAGACTCTACCAGAAGAGCAAGAATTTGAATTTAAAATACTTGCAGCATAATTTTAATATAGCATTGGGTTGCTTATTAAAAACAGAAAATTTAGAAAGTTAGTAAGAAATCCCTCCTCATTACTTTTAGTAAAACAATAGTCGATATTTCTTATTTTAATGGGAGGGTATGCGGTGCTCGGTGGTTGTGAAATCATCGGGCACTTTTTATAAATCATAAATTAAACAATAAATGAAAGCAGTAATCGAAAAAGTAATCAATCTATTTAAGCCTAAACAAAAACCTCGTACATTTATTACTGCAGATTTACATTTATTTCATACAGGTATAATGAAACATACTAAACGTAAATTTAAAGACGTTCAATGTATGAATGAACATATTCGTAAAGTATGGAATCAAACTGTAAATCCTAACGATGAAGTAATAATTGTTGGAGATGTAGCTTTTACTAATAATAAACCTACCAAAAAGAAAATACAAGAAGCAATAGATTTTATAAATACCTTAAATGGTGAGAAAGTATTGATTCGAGGTAATCATGACGGTAGTGACTTTATAGAAGCATGTAAAAAGAATAATATTGAAGTGTTCACAAGACAAACATATATTGGTAAGAAAGGTAAAGCCGAATTAATTCATGACCCAAAACATGCAATCGGTAATGTTAATGGGTATGCTTATATCTTACACGGACATCTTCATGGTAACAAATCCTATGAAACAGAAACAAATCCCAATGTAACATATATTGATGTAGGTTGGGATGTATTCAATAAACCTATTTTATTAAACAAATTAATCAATTAATCCATGGCAACATTACGTGATAGAGAAGAATTCTATAACTGGTTAGATAAGCAAGATCCAATTGCATTGCCAGTATATAAAAGAAAAGCTGATCAATGGTCACTAGAAAACTGTTCTAGGAATAGTTTAGTACGATCATTACCTTATTGGGGAAGTATTGACGGTGGTTGTGAACTTTGGGGTAGAATCTCTAATGATTGGGAAAAATATTGTAGACAATCAAATGAATAATACTACTTTTAACCCTTTTAATCAAAAACCTACTTCCTTTAATCCGTTTGACGAAAAACCTTTAAACTTATCTTTTATGAAAACTAAATCAAAATTTACTAAACCTATTGAACCTTTAACTAAAGACAAACAAAATCTAAAATTAATAAAAAGAGATGATAACGAATATCATTAATAACTATGAAAAATCAGCAGAAACACATACCTACACCTTATGAACTATTCTATTGTGAAGGGTTAGACAAGAACGGTTGGGCAGGTTTAACTTGGCCAATTCTAAATGCCATTAAATTTCATAATAAAGATTTACCAGAAGATCAACATGCTATAATAAGTCAAATAAAAGAAAAATGGGGCAGTGCATGTTATTATATATATGCACCATTTCCAATATCAAGAATGGCTTGTCGAGCTGAAGAAGCCTCTGATCACATTTGTATGGAATGTGGTAGTCCATTCAATGTAGGTAAAACACATAATGGTTGGATTACAACTCTATGTGAAGAATGTGCTAAAGATGAAATTGAAAGAAATAACTGGTCTCGTCAGTATAATTCAGTACAAATAGATAAATTTATTGAAATATATATCATGATACGATACTGGGTAAGAAAAAAACATGAAAATATAACCTATAAAACATGGAAATATAAAGGTTATGCTAAGTACTTTTTCAATAGAAAGAAATATGAAAATACATGTTTCAATTGGAATAGATATAAAAAGAAAAAAGGGTAGACCAAAATCTACCCTTTGCTTTTATATATCGTATATGATTAGAAATTAAAATCTAATGCCCTAGTTTGCTGTTTAGGATCCATAAATCGTAAGAATTGTCTAACTACTGGCATTTGTTTAACAGTCATTCGTAACAGTTTATTTTGACCCTTATTAGGACCAGAACTATAATCTTGCCAAAAGAATGGTACTTGCATAAGATATTGCATTGTATCATTTAAGGTACCTGATGCAGGTACTGGTGTACGAATAATCTTTCCAAAGTCTATAATATTCACAAAGAATGCCTGTTCAGTATTTAAACGGTAAGCCTGATATATTGCATGGTTTAACCAAAAATTCTTTGTTAGAAGCTTGTTAACACCTCGCTCGTCCTGATCATCAGTCATTGCCTTAAGGCCCCACATCGCAAAAGCTAACGTGGTAAATGCTGCTAAATCGGTATAGAAACGTTTGACAGATGCTTGTTGCACATCAGTCATCATATTCCAATTAGCCTTTATTTGATAGTCTAATGCTTTCTGTTCTGCAGCAAGCGAACCAAAGAATTTTGCAACTTTGTAATAACGTAATTTGGCATTGTCAAGGTTGTACTTAATTCCCTGGTTGATGTACCCTACTTTATACTCACCTCCAAATTCATCATACCTCTCTTCAGCACCAACAAATTTACCATTCTCATTGAACATGCCCCTATATCGTTGTTCAATAGCAGGGACTATCCATTTACGAAACATTAACGCTAACGAACCCATAGCATTAGCTTGTAAAGCAGTTCTAGTCCAAGGAGCATAGTTACCTGATGCCCTATGTATGATTTGAAATGCAGTACGTGCTAATTTAAGTTGCTCTGCTTTATCGAAGTTTTTTATTTGTGGATTAAA